AGTGTATCTCGAAAATGATTTAATTGTAAGAGCAAAACAGGGAACAAACACTTATCAAATTCAATTTGAAGTAAGGTTACAAGATGACGATACCGGTGATCAACGATTGCCAGCTACAGAACCAGGACCGGCAGTAGACGAAAATGTTAACGGGACAATTACTTGCTCAGTAGATGAATTTAAGGCTGTAGGTTCTTACGTTGCTATAACTAGTCCTACTTATACTACTGATTCAGCTTTCCAATAAATTGATAGTTTTTTTAGTAAGTCTATAAATATTTTTTTAAAAAAGGTTTTATGGACGAACGACTTGAAAAAGCTATTAAATTTTCCAATTATATGGCCTCTTTACACAATCAAAAAAGGTCATTTCAAGAAAAGTATTATCAAGATTTAATTTATTTTTTTAATGGAAGTCAATTTACAGTTACAAAAGAATTAATATCCTTTTGTAAAATTATGTTAGATTCTTCTCAAACAGAAATAATTTTAATAGATGATAATCAAATTCCAACCGAAATAGAAAATTTAGAGGAATTTTTTAATAATATTAAAAATATCTACATAAATGCTTCAAATGAATTTATTGTAAGTTATAATAGAATAAAAAAAGAACGGACAATTGAGAATTTAGTAGATTTATGAGTAAAGGTATTTTACTGTATGCAAGAAATAATTCAAAAATAGATTATACTAAACAAGCTTATTTCTTGGCAAAAAGAGTTAAAAATATTTTAGGGTTACCTACATCAATAGTAACCGATAGCGAATTGTATTTGAAAACACAATTTCCGGATTGTGAAAAAGTTTTTGATAAAATTATTCCCATAGTATGGTCGGAAAATAGTAACATTGATGGCACTATTTTAAGTAAATTTGAAAATCATTTTTACAAATTATATAGAGATGGTACTATATCTAAACAAAAGTTAGCTTTTAAAAATCAATTAAGATCTTCGGCATATGATGTTACACCTTATAATGAAACTTTATTATTAGATACTGATATAGTGCTATCTAATACTAATTTTTTACATTGTTTTGAACAGAAAAATAATTTTCAAATTTATCATGAATCCTTTGATTTAGCTGGTTTTAGAGATTATTCTGAATTTAAGTATATAAATGATATAGGAATTAAATTTTATTGGGCAACAATAGTCTTTTTCCGGAAAACGGAAGAAAACAAAATATTTTTTGATTTATTAAAACATATCCAAGACAATTGGAATCATTATAAATCAGTTTTTCAAATAAATCAAAGTTATTTTAGAAATGATCATGCTTTTAGCATAGCTATACATATTATGAATGGTTATACAGAAGGAGATTTTGCGTCTTCTTTACCTGGTAAACTTTATTATACTACAGATAAAGATATTTGTTGGGATATAGATAAAAATAAAATAACTTTTTTATTAGAAAAAGAAAATTATGTCGGAGAGTATACATTGGCATCTTGGAATGATGTTACAATACACGTTATGAACAAATTTAGCCTTAATAGATGTATTGATAAGGAATTAAAAAATGTCTAATGGGTTTTTATTTTATGCTGATGGAAATGAATATGTAACACAAGCATGTTTATCGGCAATGAGTATTAAAACAAAAAATGATGTATCTATTAGCATAATTACAAAGAACAAAATTTTGCCAAAGTATCAAGGATTGTTTGATAACATATTAGAACCTTTATGGTTAGAACATGATGATTCGAGATATAGTATTTTAAATAGATGGAAATTATATCATAATACTCCATATGATAAAACTATTGTATTAGATACAGACACATTAGTCTTACAAAATTTAAATTTGTGGTGGAAATTTTTTGAAAATTATAATCTTTTTTTCTTAAATAAAGTTTTTACTTATAGATCTACAATTGTAACTGATAATTATTACAGGAAATTATTTGAAACTAATCATTTACCTAATTTATATTCGGGAATGCATTATTTTTTAAAGTCACAAAAATCTAAAGATTTTTTTGCTTTAGTAGAATTAATATCAAAAAATTGGGAAATGTTTTACGGACAATTTTGTAAAGAATATTATCCTAAATATCCTAGTATGGACGTTTCATTTTCCATTGCAAGTAAAATCTTAGATAATGATGTTGAAATTACAAATAATATTGTAAATTTTGTAAAATTTGTTCACATGAAAAAGAATATCCAAAATTGGAAAAATGTTACAGGTGAATGGCATGATAAAGTTGGAACTTATTTAAGTCCAAATTTAGATTTTTATGTGGGAAATTATTTGCAAACCGGAATTTTCCATTATGCATCTAAAAATTTCTTGTTAGATAATATTTTTAAAAAATATGAAAAATTTTTGGGAATTTAGATATGTTTATACAATTTGATCCAGCGAACGGAGAGCTTATTCGTGTAACAAATACCCAACCTGATTTTGATTTTATAGAAGTAGATAAAGAAGATATTATTGAAGTCCATACTGGAAAAATTTCTGCAAAAAAATATATTGTTGTTTTTAATGATAAATTAGGGAAGTACCAATTACAGAAAAAAGATGTAATTAATGTTTTTAATACTACAATACACAATATTTTATATGAAATTCCTACAAATAAAAATAGAGAAGGAATTACCATTATTCAAGATATATCAAATAGTTGCTGGAAATTTTTAATAAATAAAGATTTAGAAATTGACTTAAAATCTAGAAATTCTTTTACAAATTATTCTTTATATTTTAGTGTTACTGAATTAGGAAATCCTAATGTACTTTACAGGCAACTAGAAATTAATTTAGAACAATTAGTAAAAAATCATTATCAGATAGTTAGTTTTTTACATGATTTTGAAAGTAGTGAATTATTAATAAGCATTTACACAAATAAAATATTTGAATATAACTATGAAAGAAAAGAATAATGGAAAATACATTCCGTGTATTAGACTATGATATAATATATTTAAGTTATGATGAACCTAATGCAGAAAAAAATTATGCTGATTTAGTTACAAAAATTCCATGGGCAAAAAGAGTTCACGGTGTAAAAGGTTCTGATTCTGCTCATAAAGCTTGTGCAGAGTTGAGTGAAACAGATAGGTTTGTTACTATAGATGGCGATAATAGAATTAGAGAGCATTTTCTAGCACAAGAAATTAATTTTGAGCAACATGTTGAATTAAAAAATAAGGTTATATCGTGGTGCGGTCATAATGTAATTAATGGATTAATGTATGGTAATGGCGGAGTAAAATGTTGGCCTAAAGAATTTGTTTTAAATATGAAAACTCATGAAAATGCTGCACCTGATAATCCACATGCCCAAGTTGATTTTTGTTGGGATGTAGAATATATACAGATGAATAGTTGTTTTAGTGACATTTATAATAATGCAACACCACAGCAAGCATGGCGGGCAGGATTTAGAGAAGGGGTTAAGATGGCGCTTGATCAGGGAGTAAAGCCTTCTTTAGATGATTTTTATAAAAATCATTGGAAAAATCTACATCGGTTGTATATATGGTTAATGATAGGAGCAGATATTGAAAATGGTTTATGGGCAATATTAGGAGCAAGGCAAGGTTTATACAAAACTATGTGTACAGATTGGGATTATGTGAATGTGAGAGATTTTGAATACTTAAATAATTTATGGAATAAAGAATTGTTGTGTATAAAAGATAATGATTTAGAAAAAGAAATTAAGCAAATAGGAAAATATATTATAGGAGAATTGAAAATTCCTATCGGCGTAGATCCATTAAGTAAAGATCAGAGCGTATTTTTTAAAACAGTTTATTTAAATCCTGCACGAATATCTAATAAAATAATAGATGTAGAAACATGAATGAGATAGATCATATCAAGAATGTTTTAGATATTACAAATAAAGAAGTAAGTCCAACATTTTGTTTAGCTAAATGGCATCATACAACTCTTTATCTGCAAACTGGGGAAACGCATAGCTGTTATCACCCGCCTCCGCATAAAATATTAATAGAAGAAATAAAAAATAATCCTAGTGCTTTGCATAATACAAGTGAAAAAAAAATGCAAAGAAGTTTAATGTTAAAAGGAGAAAAGCCTGTAGGATGCAATTATTGTTGGAATATAGAAAATTTAGGGTCCGAGTATGTAAGTGATAGGCACATAAAGACAGCAAGTATTTATACACCAGAAAGATTAGCTGAAATAAAAAATAATTCTTTTGATTTTAACATCAATCCAGAATATATAGAAATTTCTTTCTCGAATGAATGCAATTTTAAGTGTGGTTATTGTCATCCTAAAGCAAGTAGTAGATTTTGGAACGAAATTGAAGAATTTGGACCATACAAAGACAGTACAGAGCATAGGCAAGATATAGATTGGTTTACAGTTTATAAAACCGAAGATGAAAATCCCTTTGTAGAGGCATGGTGGAAATGGTGGCCTACTGTATCAAAAACACTTAACATTTTAAGAATAACAGGTGGAGAACCTTTATTGCACAAAAGTACTTGGAAATTGTTAGACCTTTTAGATAAAAATCCTAAACCCTATCTTCAAATTGAATTAAATACAAATCTTGGAGTTAAAAAAAGTTTAATTGAAAAATTAGTAAAAAAAATAACAAAATTACATCAAGAGAATAAAATTAAAAGTTTTAAATTGTATTCATCTATAGATACATGGACGAGTAGAGCCGAATATGTTAGAACAGGACTAGATCTAAAATTATGGGAAGAGAATTTAGATTATTTTTTAATGAATTCTAACTATCCAATAACTTTTATGATTACTTTTAATATATTTTCAGTAACAAGTTTTGATAGCTTATTGTTAAAGATATTAGAATGGAGAAAAAAGTATAACAATGATAAAGTAGAGCAATGGCAAAGAATAAGATTTGACACTCCACATTTAAAAGAGCCTTATATTTTTGATATGAATATTTTGCCAAAAAGTGAATATCTTCCTTATATGTACAAACACATGGACTTTTTTAAAAAAAATTTAGATGATAATAATAAATTAAAATTTTCTACTATTGAGTTGAAAAAATTTGATAGGATTTTGAATTATATGAAAGGAACAGAATTTTCTGAGTTGAAACTTTTAGAAATAAGGAGAAATTTTACAAATTGGTTTGATGAATATGATAGAAGAAGAAAGTTAAACAGATACGATTATTTTCCTGAAATGAAAGGTTTCTTTGAGTTGTGTAAAAAAATATAATGACTATTTGATATTTATTGATAACACACAAAATTTATATGATGCTATACAGATTGATAATATATATATAGAAAGATTATTTGGTGTATTTAATGGGTTTGATATCACAAAAGTTAGAAATATTTCTTATTTAAATTTTGCTCCTGAAAATGTTCTGAAGCTAGTATTATGCCATATGCATTTGCCACTAAATTATGAAATAAATCTTGCTGATGAAACATTAATTAAAATTAATAATTCTCCTAATACTTTTTTATGGATTGTTAGTTTTTTTGAATTCTTTTTTGCCCAAGACAAACTTTTAAATTCTATTAATTCTAGGATAATACAAGAAAAAAAAGTTATACTAACTACAAGTAATAGTAACTATAAGAATAAAATAATTAATAAAGTAAAGTTTACGTCTGTAAATACATTCTGGTGGGGATTTCATCGACATGTAATTAATCATTACCCACAGACTGCTCTTATCAAACCTTTGGAAAAGTATGATAATTTGAAGAGAGCTAAGAAAAAATTTTTATGTTTAAATCAAAATTTAAAAACTCACAGAATTTGGACAGTTTATCATATTTTAAAAGAAAATGCAGAAAAGCAAGGTTACCTCAGTTGCAGATTTGATTTAATGATTAAATTACAAAAAGATTCTGTTTTAGCAGGTTGGTATAGCAATATTAATAGGTTACCAGACAAAGATATCGCTGAAAAGATGTCTAATGGAATTATTTTAGATAGGATTAAAGGTAAATCCGTATATAGACCAGAAGATTCTATAATGTCATATTATATGAAGTCTTTATTCAGTATTATAACAGAATCTGATGTAGTAGAAGATTTTGTTACAGAAAAAGTATATAAAGCAATTTGTTGCTCACATCCTTTTATTATAATAGGAAGTAAAAAGTATATTACAACATTACACTCACTTGGTTTTCAAACGTACGAAGAAATATTCGGAACATCTTATATTGATAATGAACATGATTTTCAAAGATTTGTTAAAAAAATAAAAATAATGCCGCTAGATGTAATTAAGGAAAAAATTGTTGCAGTAAAAAACAAAGTAGAATATAATTATAATCATTTTCTGCAAACACCTTTACCGTTTAATCAAATAATTGAAGATATTTATAAAGTATTAGAAAATGAATAAAACCTTTTGTATATATCCTTGGATAAATTTCCATACAACAACTGAAGGAAGATGTAAGCTATGTTGTCATGTTTACACAGAAGATTATATTAAAGTAGGTGATAATGATGCTATTGTAGGGCATCATGATATAGATCAAATATGGTTCGGTGATTATATGGAAAATGTTCGTAATAAAATGCTAAATGGAGAGCCAGTTAAAGAATGTAGCAGATGTTATGAACACGAATTAAAAGGTATAGAAAGCAGTAGAGAATGGGCTAATAAAAATTATTTTACTAAACAATATCTAAGTTTAGAATATCCTAAACATTTAGAGTTAAGATTAGGAAATAAATGTAATTTAAAATGTAATAGTTGTTGGAGTGTTAGTAGTAGTAATTTATATAAAGAGCGTAAAAAAATTATGTCTATAGATAAGGACATTCCAGACTGGATCAATAATCAATGGCATCATGAAATTAACATTGTGGAAAGTTTTGATTTTAAATGGTTTGAAACTAAAGAATTTTCGACTTTTATTGATAAAGTTAGTCCTACACTAGAAAAATTATATTTAACAGGAGGAGAACCAACTTTAATAAAAGCAAATGTAAATGTGTTAAATTCTTTAATAAAATATAATAATAATAGTTGTTATGTAGCATGGACTACTAATTTAACATCTTGGCCACAAGAATTTTATGAATCTTTAGATTTTTTTGATAGCAGTGAAGTCCAAATGAGTATTGATGGATATAAATCTTCAAACACATACATCAGATATCCTACCGAATGGGATATTGTAGAAAAAAATTTTAAAAATGCGTTGGATTTACCTAGTAAAGTTTCGTTGAAAGTATATTTTGTTGTACAAGCTTGGAATCTGTTAGATATTAGAAAGCTTGTAACATGGTTAGAAACATTTGAAAGGAAAATTGATTTTGTACCTATATTTTTAGAGTATCCGGATCAGTTACATTCAACAGTTTGGCCTAAAGAAGTGATTGAATTTATAATTAATGATTTACAAAAGATTTATACAAAAAGGCACAGTAATTCAATAGAGAGAATTATAAATTATTTACATGATTCTATTTATGATAAAAAGAAAATAACAAAAATGAAAGAATTCATTGCCATTAACGATAAATATAGGAAAATTAAATTTAAAGATATATTTCCTTATTTCCATCAAATAATAGAAAAAGAGTGCAAGATTTAAAAGCAATTATACCAGCAAAAGAAAAATGGTGTAGTATAGTTTGGCAAGTAAATGATTGGTGCAATTACAGGTGCTCATACTGCAATGATTGGAACTGGGCTGGTAGGAACAAGAATGATAAAAACATTAATTTAATTGTAAACACTCTTGAAAATATAATAAATTTTTATAAAAAAAATGGATATAGATATTTTAAATTGTATCTTAGTGGTGGTGAACCGACTTTTTGGGACGGACTGATTCCTGTTGTAGAAAAATTTAGGGAGTTAGCAACTTGGCCAGGCAGTTGTGTTGGAATCAATACAAATTTTAGTAGATCAACAACTTGGTGGGAAGAAAATCATCATTTATTTGAAGATGTTGTTGCCAGCTATCATGCAGAATGGACCAAAGAAGAAAAATATCTTAATTCTTTTAAATTTTTACAAACGAAGAAAAACTATTTATGCAGTCGTATAATGATGCATCATCAGCTATTTCAACAATGTATTAACTTTGGTGAACGTATAAAAAAAGAGTGTCAAAATTATATAATAGAATATGCTCCTGTTTATGACGAATTAAGACCAACAACTGACCCTTACAATTATAATGAGAAATGGCAAATGGATTTTTTTAAAAATAATAGTACAGTTTATAAACAAACTGTGCCAATTAAAAAAAATCCTAATTATGCATGGGCGAAAATAGAATTTATTGACGGTACAACATCTCCTATCAACACAAATGCTTTAATAACTGAAAGGAAAAATTTTTTCAAAGGATGGACTTGTAATATCCATGAAAGTTTGCATATTCATCCAAATGGAAAAATTCAAGCTGCAAGTTGCGGAGTTGGTCCAGTTCTTGGCAATATTGTTCTTGGAGAATTTAATAGTCATTTAGTAGAAGGTGTAATTTGTCCAAAAAACCATTGTCATTGTGCAGCTGATTTTAACATTACAAAATTTAAACAAAGAACATAGATATAATTTAAAAAATGGTAGTAGATAAAAATAAATTGCTAAAAGAATCTAAAACATTTTGTATGTTTCCGTGGATGCATATTTACTCTAATCCTGACGGAACTACATGGCCCTGCTGTAATACTGAGCCTGAGGTTATAAATGAATCGTTGGAGAACAAGACTTTAGAAGAAATTTTTGTTAGCGAAAAATGGAATCAGTTGCGATTAGACATGCTTGAAGGAAAAGAAAATCCAGCATGTAGAAAATGCTATGCAGTTGAAAAAGCAGGCGGTGCAAGTTATAGAAGTTATGCAAATAAAGATTTTGGTAATAATATTGATTTGGTAGACAATACTTTACAAGATGGTAGTTTAGAATCGGTACAATTTAAATATATAGATATTAGGTTTAGTAATCAATGTAATCAGGCATGTGCAACATGTGGGCCTGAATTTAGTACTTATTGGCAAAAACTATTAATAGATAATGACAGATTTTTTGATAAATTTAAAAAATTTTATAGGTTATCAAATCATTCAAAAGAGAACATTTTTGAACAGTTAAAACCTCATTTTCCTACTGCTCAAGAAATTTATTTTGCAGGCGGCGAACCTCTAATTATGGATGAGCACTATCAAATATTAAATCATCTAATAGATATAAAAGCTAATGATACTGTAAAGTTAAGATACAATAGTAATTGTAGTAATTTTTACTATAAAAAAAGTAGTGTTATAAATTTATGGAATAAATTTAAATATGTTAAGTTAGGAGCAAGTGTAGATGCTGTTGAAGATGTTGCAGAGTTAATAAGATTTGGTACTAATTTTAAAACGTTATCTAGTAATTTAAAAGAAGCATTAACTTGTGAAAATTTAATATTACAATATGATACTGTTGTAAGTGTACTAAACATTGATCATTTACCTTATATGTATGATTATTTGTTAGAAAATGATTTAGTGAATAAACAAACATGGTTTACACTTAATTTAGCCTTCACCCCTCTTCCTTTTAGTTTAACTAGTTTAATACCTAAATATAAAGAAAAATATTCCAAAAAAATATTAGATTATGCAGATTCTTTAGAAAATAGAAAAGTTAAAAATATAGGAACATCGGCAAAAGAATTTTTAATTAATCAGTTAAGAGCAATACCTAATTTCATGTATGGAAGTGATACTTGGGAAAAAGATGAAAAATGGTATGGGTTGCATGCACTTGTAGGTTGGACTATTAGAGATCATCAAGCTTTTGAAAATCTTATACCTGATGTTTATGATATGGCATTTAATATAGCAAACAGATATGATAGAAATGGAAACAGAATTTCCTAAATATTTCTGTATGGCACCTTGGGTGCATATGAGTATATGGCAAACAGGAGATGCTTATCCATGCTGTATTTACGATTGGCAAACACCAATTGGCAATATAAATCAGCAAGGAATTTATCAAACTTGGAATAGTCAAAAAATGAAGCAGTTACGCCTTGAGATGCTAAGAAATATTCCAGCACAAGGCTGTACAAAGTGTTTTGATTATGAAAAGAAAGGTATTTTATCTTATAGGCATAAGATGAATAAAGATTATAAACATCATTTTGATTTAGTAAAGTCTACAGATGAAACTGGCAAAGTAGAAAAATTGAATATTGCATATTTTGATGTAAGATTTTCAAATTTGTGTAATATGAAATGCAGGTCTTGTGGTGCTCACTTTAGTAGTAAATGGGGAGAAGATCTTTACGGATCTCCTAAGATTATTGAAATCGAGTATGAGAATTTATGGGAAGAAATTGATCTTTTGTTGCCAAATGTAGAAGAAATTTATTTTACAGGAGGAGAAAGTTTATTCATGCCTCAGCATTATAAATTGTTAGATAAACTAATACAAAAAAAGTTGTTTCCAAAATTAACGTATAATAGTAATGCAAGTAGATTAAATTTAAAAAATAATCATGTTGCAGATTATTGGAAGTATTTTACTGATATAGAATTTTATATTAGTTTTGATCAAATATATGATAAGGCAGAATTTGCTAGACACGGTCAACAATGGAATATTATTTATAAAAATTTAATGTATATTAAAAACAATTTAAAACATGTTAAATTACGTCCTAATCCGACAATTAGCGTATTAAATATTTTAGATTTAGCTAATATAGTAAAATTTTGTTTCGATGAAAAAATTTCATACAAATATCAAATGAATATGAACAATTTACTTATAACTCCTGAATATTTAAGTTGCACTATATTACCAAAAAGGTTAAAACAACTTGCAGAAGAAAGAATTAATTTTTTTATTAAAGAATTAAAATCTTATGACATTGAAAAAAATAATTTAGAAAAACTAAAACATAGTTTTTTAAAAGTTATAGAATTTATGTATAGTGCAGATAATACTCATATGATACCTATTTTTAAAAAAGAAATGCAAAGTTTAGATAAAAAAAGAGGTGAAAATTTTGTTAAAACCTATCCAGAAATGACAGAGTTGTATGATTGAAAATAAAGTATTTTGTATGATGCCGTGGATACATATGCATGTTTGGCCTGCAGGTACAGTTTATCCTTGTTGCATGGCCGACCCAGAATTACCTATAGGAGATCTTAATAATAATTCAATTTATCAAATTTGGAATAGCAATAGTATGAAAAATTTACGGAAAAATATTCTTGCTAATAAAAGATCTCCTGAATGTAAACGTTGCTATGAATTAGAAGAAAATAATATACATACTTTAAGATTAAGTTCTAATGAAAATTTTAAGCATAGATTAGAAAAAATACATAGCACTAAGGAAGATGGGTCGGTTGAAAAGTTTAATATGTATTACATGGACATACGGGTAAGTAATCTTTGTAATTTAAAATGTAGATCTTGTGGACCTCAGCTTAGTAGTAGCTGGTATGAAGATCATATTAGTTTACATGGAGATATACAACAACAGAAAATTTTAAAAGTTAATAAAAACTTTGTTAAAGATTTATATCCATTATTATTAGATGTTGAAAGAGTTTATTGGGCAGGTGGTGAACCGTTAATAACTGAAGAACATTATGATATTTTAGACTTTTGGATAGATAATAATAAAACAAATATTAAATTAGATTACACAACTAATTTTACTCAAATGAGGTATAAGAAAAAAACAATATTTGAGTATTGGAATTTTTTTAAGAGTGTTAGAGTAGCAGCTAGTTTAGATGCAAATTATAAAAAAGGAGAATTTTTAAGGAAAAATATTTCATGGAGTCAAATTGTTCAAAATAGAAAAGACATGATAAAAGAATGTCCGGATGTATATTTTGAAATAACTCCTACTGTAAGTGTATACAATGTTTTTAATTTACCGGATTTTCATAAAGAATGGATTGAAGCAGGGTTGTTACGTCCGGAAAACTGGAGAATAAATATTTTGCTAGATCCTGTTTATATGAGATTACAAATTTTACCTATAGAATTGAAAAAATCTGTAACAAAAAAATACGAAAATCATATCAAATATTTAGAACAATTTCCAAATACAAAAAATGTTATAGATGGGTATAACAGTATCTTATCTTTTATGTCTGTAGGCAGGGAAAAGGAAATACATAGATTTAAAATTAAGACAAAATTATTAGATGAATTACGAAATGAAAACTTTAGAGATGTCTTTCCAGAATTAACAGAAATTGCTTATGAATAGTAAAATTGTAGATTTTTTTAGTTTACCAGATGCTCGATCAAAAGATAAAATTAAAAAACCTAATAAAGTAACAGCAGAAGATAAACATACTGCTACACTTGAGATTATAAAAGAATTAAGTAAAGTAAGCCAAAAAGGGCTTGAAAATTTAGAAATTAATTACAATGTAGACAGAAAAACAAAAATTGTTCTTTGCTTATTGCCAGAGTGGGATTCAAATTTTCCTCCATATAACTTAGCAAAGCTTGCAGGCGCAATAAAAGTAAGCGGTTTTTTTTGTAAAAGTTTTGATTTAAACGCAGGAGCTCATCATTATTATCAAAATTTAGATAACAAATTAGATTATTATCCTTGGTCTCCCTTACGAGATTTTCATTGGCAAAATAATTTATATTTTGAGGAATTGCATCCTGTGTTACAACCTTATTTTGATAAAAAAATACAAGAGATCGTTGAAATATCTCCGGATATTGTAGGTCTTACACTTTATTATTGTAATTATGAACCTTCTATTTATGTTGCAAATGAGCTAAAAAAATTCTTACCTAATATTAAATTTGTTGTAGGAGGACCTCATACTCATAATAGTTTTTTCAAAAGCAATAGTATTTTTGATTACGTTGTAAATGGAGAAGGTGAAAAACCTTTATTAGATATTTTAGAACAAATAGAGCAAGAAAAAGAAGTAGAGTTTACAGATAAAAATGATAATAGTTTTTTTATTAGACAACCTGAAAACCAACGATATAATTTAAGTACTCTCCCATCACCTGATTATTCTGATTTTGATTTTTCACTTTATAAATTTCCTAATGGAGCATTGTGTGAAATTAGTAGAGGTTGTATTGCTAAATGCACATTTTGTGAAGAAACCCATTTTTGGAAATACAGGCAAAGAACTGCATTAAGCACACTAGAAGAAATTGAACGTATGTATTATACCTATGGTACAAATGTTTATTGGTTTATAGATAGTTTAGTTAATGGAAATTTAAATGAGTTAAGAGCTTTTTGCAGGGCAGTTCATCGGAAAGGATTAAAAATACACTGGACAGGATATGCTAGGTGCGACGGCAGAATGGATTTAGAGTATTACAAAGATTTAAAAAAGGGAGGCTGTACAGTTTTAAATTATGGTATTGAAAGCGGTAGTCAGAAGGTCCTTGATAAAATGGATAAAAAAGTTACTGTTGAAGAAATGGAAGCAAATTTTAGAGATGGCAGTGCTGCTGGCATAGGTGCAATGACAAACTGGATAGTTGGTTTTCCTAATGAAAGACATATCGATTTTGATAATACTTTAACATTTTTGTACAGAATAAAAGATAAAGGGTTATTATCTATAGCGCAAGGAACAGGATTTGTAGTAGGAGTAGATACTATAGTAGGACAAAATTTTGACAAATTTGATCTCTTGCCCTATTATTATTATGATCATTGGATAACAAAGGATTTTAAAGCAAGTATTGCTCACAAAATGGTAAAAAATAAGCTTTTCAGTATATTTACAGACTTGATTAAGACAGACGAGGCTTGCGCTAAACCAACTAGAGAAAGGTTAGCTCAGGAACATTATAGAGTTGATTTTTTGAATCCTGAGTTAGAAAAAGAAATACAATATACTTCAAAAGATTTTAATTATAATATAATAAATTCAAATATAGGACCATTCCAAGATAGTTTAATGAATGAAATTTGGCCTTTTTTTCATATTTTGTGGAAAATAAAAGGTGGTTATAGTTTTCAACTGCTATTTAATATTAAGTTAGATCAAGAAGAATGGGGTATCAGGGGGTCGGCACCACTTAATTCTCTAATTAAATTTGATATTGATAATAATGGCAAATGGAAAGCCGATTGTACATTTGAATATAAGCAAGAAGATTATAATGGATGGAATGATGTAAAATGGAAAGATCATTGGGGAAAAGAATTTTGTGCTCCAGATCCAGTAGGACCAGTGTGGAAAGTAACAGATTTTACAAGAGATACAAGTAACAGTGCAATACGTGCAAGAAAACTTGCTTGGAGAGATGATATTAAATATGATAATAGAGATCCGAAAAATGCTTTTAACGAAGACGAATATACGCAAATAGTACAAGAATTTTTAAATTATAGAAATATAAATTTTAGTTTTAATTATGAGTTCAAAAACAATGGAAAATGGTAGTAGATTAACAGATACTTATTGCTATCATATAATGCAAGGAGTAAGTATTTCTGGTGTAGGTAGAGCAAGGCCTTGTTGTGTGTCTGAGCCTATGAATATTAAAAATTTTGTCTCTCCAGAAAGTTTAAAGATTTTTTCTAATGATAATGATAAAGGACATGTTTGCAGTAATTTAGAAGAACTAATTAATGATCCTGTTTTAAAAAAAATAAGGGCAAATATGTTACTAGGAAAACGTTCTGATGAATGCAAATATTGTTATGCAAGAGAAGATGCAGGATTAACAAGTTTTAGACAAATACATAATGACATACATGAAGATAAAATAGATAAAAAAATTAAAAATGTTAGGGCTGATGGTTTTTTAAAAACAGAAGCAATTTCGTATTTGGATATTACTTTAGGAAATATTTGTAATTTAAAATGTAGGACTTGTAATCCCTGGTCTAGTCATAGTTGGTTAGAAGAAGCTAAAGTTATTCCTCATATTAATATAGATAGTAAATATTCATTAGAAAATTATGTGAATTCAGAACAGTGGTATGTTCATGCATTTAAAACAGGTTTTTTTGATGATGTTTTACCTAATGTAAAACATATAAATTTTTTAGGAGGAGAGCCTTTAGTTGTAGAGGTGCATTATGAGTGGCTGCAAAAAATAGTTGAAAAAGGATTATCAAAAGAAATAGAATTGCATTATAACACAAATCTTACAACTTTACCTAGGAAAATTTTAGAAATTTGGAAATATTTTAAGATGATACATTTATCATTAAGTATTGATGCAGTAGGTAAATTAGCATATTATGTTAGATATCCTAGCAAATGGAAAAATATTGAAAAAAATGTAGATAAGTTAATTGTTTATTCAACTAATAGTAAAAATTTCAGTGTTCAGACTCATTTAACATTAAGTGTACTAAATATTTTTGATATTGATAATGTATTAAATTGGTGTATAGAACAATATAATAAATGGCATTTTATAGATAATAAAAGTTTTGTTCATTATGGGTATAGAAATATGTTACCTCATGTAAACATAGTAGAAAATCCCGAATATATGCATGTAAGGCATCTTCCCAATGATGTAAAGAACATTGTTTGTAAAAAAATAGACAAAGTGTGTCAATATATTTCTCACTTAGGCATTCCTGATTGGGAAATTAACAAATTGAATGACATTTTAAATTTAAAAAGTATGATTAATTTAGATAGGAACGAAAAAAGTTGGAATAAATTTATTGAAAATACTAATGCAAGCGATGCATTTAGAAAATTATCTATTAAAGAATATATAAATTGGACAAATACACACATATGAAAACGCTTGTATCTATAGGATGTAGTCACATGGCTGGATCCGAATGTGATGGTAAAGGTACTGATACTCCTATACAACGATCTAAATCTTTTCCAGCTAGAATTGCAAAGGATATTAATTACAATTATATAGATTATTCTGTTCCTGGTGCAAGTAACGAATCTACTTTTAGAAAATTAGTAGAATTTGTAACAGAAAATACTAACTATAAAGATTACTTTTTTTTAATTGGAATAACTAGTCCTTATAGGTTAGAGTTAAAATATTCTAAAGATAATAATTATGTACATGGTACATGTCTAGATCCAGCAATACAAGAACAAGAAAAAAAATATTTTCCGTTAACTTCTGGTACAATGGATAGTATTATACAAGAAAAGAGTATGAGAGCGTTAAAAACTAATCTTAGTTTGTGGAATGAAGAGTTACGAGAACATCAAACTATTGTGATAGCATATGCAATCCAAAGAATTTGTATTAGTTTAAACTTAAACTATTTTATATTAAATACCTGTCATGAATTATGGCCTAACGGAAGAGAAAAAAGTTTAGCAATATGCAATAACTTAGATTGGACTTATTATGATCATCCGTTAGAAAGAGAGTATTCTTACTTTTTTAGAGCAAAGGAAATCTACAAACTAACTAATATTACACCTTATGGACATCATTATGAAGAAGCGCATGTACTTTATTCGAAATATTTGTTGGATAAATTAAAATCTCTTTATAAGTTCGATTAACTTATGTTTGATATTTTTTATATATCTAATGTCAAAGATGAAAACTTTTTTAAAATAAAAAGCATTTACATTACTGTAAAAAAAGTTGACACAATTGAAGAAGCTCAAGAAAAATCCTTAACAAAATTTTTATGGGTTATTTGGAATGATGTTGATGTAGAATTTAATTTTGATTTTATTCCTGATGAATGGAGTCAAAATATTACCCATGTGTTTAAAAATGACAATTGGTATGACGGTGTATGGTTATTACCAAAAGATATTAAGTTATCAAAAAAAGAAATAGAAAATAGATTTATTGTATCAAGAAAAGAAGTTGATCTTGTTGTATCAAAACCTATTAGTTTTGATATTTTTACTATAGAAACCTATAATGATTATTTATATGCTTTAGAAAATTCTAAAACCGAAATGTTTTGGGGCACGTGTAGTTCTATAGATACAGAAAATTTTAATTTTAATTTTTATTTTCCTTTTTATGATAGATATAACAGGACAGAAAATCATGCATTTATACATAGAGTAGGAGATAAAGATTATTATAATGGGTTGTTTTTATTTTCTAAGCATAAACCAGTTACTAAAAAAGAAATTGATTATAGGCACTTAGTTTCTCGTAAGGAATGGGACATAGTTGCAAGTACACCTGTTAAGTATGATCAATTTAATATTGAAACATATGATGATTATCTATATGCATTAGAAAATTCTAAAACTGAAATGTTTTGGGCAAATACACCTAATATAGATACAAGCAATTTTGATTTTGATATGTATTTTACCCACGATAATGAATATGATAGAAAGATAAATCACGCATTCATCCATAGGGTTGATGATAAAGATTACTACAATGGATTGTTTTTATTATCTAAGCATAAAATTTTATCAAAAAAAGAAATTGAATTTAGACATTTGGTTTCACGTAAGGAATGGGACATAGTTGCAAGTACACCTGTAAATTACGCTATAATGAATGTAGATAATTACGATGATTATTTGCATGCATTCAAAAATTCCACTACAGAATTATTCTATGCAGTTCCGATGCAAGTTAAAGATATAGTTATTCCTAATTTATATTTTACACACGATGACGAATATAATAGAAAAGAAAATCATACATTCAAAAACATATGTAACGGAGAAGAAAAAGACAATGGAGTCTTTTTATGTTCAAAACATAAACCTATTAGTAAAAGAGAGCTTGAGCATCGACATATTGTACATAAAAAATCTTGGGATATTATTGTCTCTAGGCACAAGCCATATGATGTAGTGTTTATGAGTTATGATGAAGCATTGGCAGACAAGCACTATGAGCAATTGTTAAAGAAAGCACCTTACGCTACTCGGGTTCATGGTGTAAAAGGTATCCACCAAGCACATATACAGGCAGCAAAGCAATCGCAGTCTGAGATGGTATGGATTGTAGATGCCGATGCTATATTGTTGGATGATTTTAACTTTGATTTGTTTGTTGAGAAATGGGATAGAGAAACAGTTCACGTATGGAGATCAAAAAATCCTATTAATAATTTAGTTTATGGTTATGGAGGAATAAAATTATTTCCCCGACAACTTACTGTCAACATGGATACTTCAAAGCCTGATATGACTACCTCAATCACAGATAAGTTTAAAGCTATGCAAGAAGTATCTAATATTACTGCATTTAATGTTGATGAGTTTTCGACTTGGAAATCTGCTTTTAGAGAATGTTGTAAATTAGCATCTAAGGTAATTGATAGACAAAAGTCTCAAGAAACTGAACAAAGATTAGATATATGGTGTACAATTGGCGAGGATAAAGAATTTGGAAAATATTCTATAGCTGGCGCAAAAGCAGGAAGAGAGTACGGTTATAAAAATCAAGATGATGTAGAAGCATTAAAGAAAATAAATGATTTTGATTGGTTAAAGGTTTATTGGAATGAATATAAAAATTTTAAAGAAATTAGAATAGATTAATTCGTTACATCCTAAAAACGTTTTAGATTTGGGCTGTGGTTATAATGAATTTAAAGGAAAAATACATAATTTACTAGGGTTAATCAATAGTAAATAAATATTAAAAAGCAGTATGATGAAAATAGGATATATAGGCTTAGGCAAGCTAGGCATGCCCTGTGCCGAAGCAATTGTAGATAAAGGATTCTTAGTCGAAGGATATGATATCAATACTGTATACAGCAAAAAAGTTCTTGTCTTAGACAGCATCGAATCAGCAGTAAAAAATAAAGATATTGTTTTTGTAGCAGTACCTACACCACATAGCAAAATGTATGATGGCGCGACACCATCCACAGATTTACCACCAAAGGATTTTACATATAATATAGTTACAGATGTTCTAATAGAAGCTAATAAGCATATGAACAAGAATCAATTATTAGTTCTAATTAGCACAGTTCTGCCAGGCACTGTAAGACGTGAGTTTGCTAAGTTAGTAACGAATACAAGACTTATTTACAACCCATATCTTATTGCTATGGGAAGTGTAGCATATGATATGGTAAATCCTGAAATGGTAATGATTGGCACTCAAGATGGTAGCGAAACAGGCGACGCCAAACTGTTAAAAGAGTTTTATCAAAACATTATGGAGAATGATCCACGTTATGTAATTGGAACTTGGGATGAGTGTGAATGTATTAAAGTATTTTATAATACTTTTATTTCAGCAAAGCTAAGTTTAGTTAATATGATACAAGACGTAGCTGAACGTCAAGGTAATATAAATGTTGATGTCGTTACAGAGGCACTAGCTCAGTCAGATAAACGTATTATGGGCCCACAATATATGACAGCGGGTATGGGCGATGGCGGAGCGTGTCATCCAAGAGATAATATTGCTCTGCGCTGGATGGGTCAACAGTTAGATTTAGGATATGATATTTTTGATTGCATTATGCAAGCTAGGGATATTCAAGCAGAAAATTTAGCTACAGTATTAGTAACAGAATCTCAAAATAATGATTATCCAATAGTAATACACGGTAAAGCATATAAGCCAAATGTCGCATACACGGAAGGTAGTTACAGTATGTTGGTTGGACACTATTGTGAAGCAATGGGAGTAAAGCCAAACTATTTAGATCCATTGACTGGTGATAACTACGAACCACTTGGACCTTGTGTATTTTTATTAGCTCATAACTCATATGTTACCTATCAACATACAGGACAAAATTATGAGAATAAGCTATACTGTAAAATTCCTAATGATTCAATTGTAGTAGATCCGTGGAGAGCCTATAAAAATGATAAATGCAAAGTAATTCATTACGGTAATACTCGCCATGTATGATATTGTTTTTATTTCATATAATGGGCCAAATGCTGATGAAAACTGGGCAGCATTAAATGGTGCACAGTTGGTGCAGATAAACCTTATGGAGAGCATGCCATAGCAGGGGCTAAAGCAGGCAGAGAATATGGTTATAAACATACAGGCAATGTAGAAGCATTAAAACAAATAAATGATTGTGATTGGTTAAAGGAGCAATTTGACAGTAACTAAAATTTTAAACGGCATTGAATATTTGTATCCAGAAAATAATTTGATAGCACAAATAAAAAGAACTCTCAATTCATTTCCAGAATGCGAAGAGGCACTTACAGATGCGTTGTCTATTGGCCAACTGAAGAGTAAAATGTGGCTTATCGATCATCTACCAAATAATTTAGGTATTGTGTTTATTTGTGCAGGATGGTATGCTGTATTAGCGAGTATTATGTTTGAAAGTAATTTAAGGTTTGATAAAATTAGATCATTTGATATTGATAAATCTTGCGCTAATATCGCTGATACATTTAATAGAAAATATGTAGTTAATGGTTGGAAATTTAAAGCATCTACATTAGATATTCATAAATTAACATATCCGCTTACATATACAACATATCGAAAAGATGGCAGTAGTGTTGACTTGACAGAAATGCCTAATACAATTATAAATACATCATGTGAACATATAGATAATTTTAGGTTATGGTATGATCATTTACCGCCTAATGTATTATTATGTTTACAAACAAATAATTATTTTGAAATAGAAGACCACATCAATTGTTCAAAATCGTTAGATCATTTCGCAGAAACAACTCCAATGTCTAATGTATTATTTGAAGGAGAGCTTCCTCTAGAAAAATATAATAGATTTATGAGAATTGGCTACAAATAAATTTTATTGTAAAATTTAAATTTAGTAAAATCAAAAATATATTGTCTTCCATGAGGAGGCAGAACTATTTTTCCAAAGTCTTTATGTAAGTCGTTATCATATATAAAATTTGGAATAGTAGTTTTGCTTACTTCAACTAGTTTGTCTAAATTATATTCTGCCACTTCTCTTGTTATGTGCCACAATTCATATGGATCTCTATTACAAAGATTTTTTACTTGCTCAACTACGGCAGTTATTCTATCTGATAATTTTTCATAATTGTCAAACTCATAATTAAATATAGAGTCATATAATTTGAATCCGTAATCTTGTAATTTTTTGTGTGCATATTGTTGCCCAACAATTATGAATGGTTTCAACATTGCTAAACAATAGCTAGTTTTTTCTGTAAAGAATATCTTATTATCAAATAATGATTGATGTTCAGTTTCTGGAACAATATGAATTGGTGCTTTATACCATTCGTTGGGCAAATACATTTTTACTAAATTAATCTGTTTTAAGTGGGTATCTTTTTCTTTGTAAGTATAATGCCTTTGTGATGCAAATGTTTTTATTTCTGGAGTCCAATGCTTAAAAATGTTGTTACTTTTTGGAATTTGTAAAACGTTGATATATCCATTATTTTCTAATTGCTGTTTGTAGATTTCATCTAAAAGTAAACCTCGATGCTCTCTAAATTTTGCATTCATACATATAAATGTTTTATCAAACTTATAATTTATTAATTCAAATGGATCTAGATTGTATTCCTGATATAAATGCAAATCGCCTAAGCCAGTATTAAACCAGAAAGTTGGCCAATGTGTGATTGTAATATTTTCTTCAAGAACTCCTAACCGCCTTTCTATACGTTTTTTATCTATGTCAAGATTACAAATAAAATGTAGTTTTAATTTTTTATAAATTTTACTAGATCGACTAGCTTTATGAAAAGTAACTGGCCAAGTATATTCATGTGGATAAACTATGAAAAATTTGCCTTTTTTCATATTTTTTAGAACATATTGTACTTGAGTTGAAATAGTGCTAGATTGGCGAAACCAATGCTCGCCATTTTCTTTTATGTATAGATAATTATTCATGAGAATTTTCTCGCTAATTAGAGTACACTTAATAAATCAGTAGTTACACTTGATTTCTCTACAAACTACCCAATATCTATAAGTTGTAATTGATTATTCCATCTTTTTTTCAGTGTAGTGTTTTTTTGACATAAATATTTAAAATTATATTTATATAGGTATTATGGAAAAAATAACAGCAGTTTTGCCTTGTAGATTAGGCAGTACAAGATTAAAATTTGATAAACAGTCAGCTCCGTTTGGTGATACAACGCTAATAGAATTAAAAGTTAACCAATTATTAAAATCAAAACTAATTAATGATATAGTATTATCAACCGATGATGAAAAGATTTTTAAAAAATTTGCCAATGTTGACAGAGTAAAAGTTTACGAAAGAGATTCAAAACTATTGCATAGCACTGATAGTAATTCATTAATAGAAGTTTGTTTTCAACATGTACCTAACGGTTATGTATTGTTAACTCATTGTACAGTTCCATTTTTTGACGAGTATGATAAGGTAATTGAATATTACAAAGCAAATAATTGCGATTCAGTTTCAACAGCAAGAAGAATTGGATCTTTTGTAATGGATGGCGTTAATATAATGAATTGGAACCGCACAGGTAGTAATGACTTGTGGCCTAAAACACAAGAATTACCAAAATGGTATGAAATAGATAGTGCTGTAGAACCGTTTATGCATATAGATATAATGAAAGAACGCTATGATAGAGTAGGTTACAAGCCAATGTATTATGAAACCAACGCCTTACAATCAATTGATATTGACACTGAAGAGGATTGGAAGTTAGCAGAAACTCTTTATAAAAAATTAAATGGATAACGATTTATTTCATAAATTTTTTAATAACACTAAAATTGTTGATCATGTCGGCGAAATTATTCCTGCTACTTATAATGATTGGATTGAATATCGTAATAATTATGATTTTTTCTTAGGTCATATCAAACAAGAACATTTG